AGTAAACAACAACCAGTTGGAACTGACCGCATCGGTAAAGATGAAGGTATGAAAAAAGGCGGTTCTACTAAAAACTGGATTAAAGACGCTATTAAAAAGCCTGGCGCACTACGTAAAGAACTTGGTGCTAAAGAAGGTAAACCTATTCCGGCCAGCAAACTAGCTGCAGCTGCAAAGAAACCCGGTGTCGAGGGTAAGCGGGCTAGGCTGGCGGAAACCCTGAAAGGAATGAAAAAGAAATGAAACGCTTAATTAAAAAAGCATTAGCTCTTTTTGCTAAACCAAAAGAAGAAGTCAAACTTGAAAATGAAGTTTGGACTTTTCCAATACCGGCAGAAGTTAAGAAGCCAAAGCTAGCTAAAGCTACTACCCGTAAGGCTAAGCCAGCAGCAAAGAAAACGGCAAAAAAAGTTGCCGCTAAGAAAACCGTTGCTAAAAAGACTGCTAAGAAAAAGGCGGAGTAATGACTACTTCAGGTACCTCATCATTTAATCTACAAATAACAGACCTTGTAGAAGAAGCCTTCGAGCGCTGTGGCCAAGAGCTACGCTCGGGCTATGATTTGCGTACCGCAATACGTTCTTTAAACCTACTTACTGTTGAGTGGGCTAACCGTGGTATTAACCTATGGACGATTGAACAGGGGCAAATCCCTATGGTTCAAGGCGTAAATACATATGAACTACCTATCGACACAATTGACTTACTTGAACATCAGATTCGTACAAATTCTGGACAGCAGAATAACCAAACCGATATCACAATCAGCCGTATCAGTGTATCTACCTATTCTACTATCCCAAATAAATTAGCTCAGGGACGCCCTATTCAGGTCTGGATTCAGCGTATGTCAGGTGCCCAGTACCCAAGTACGGTAAACCCAAATGGCGTTAACTCTGCAGGTATTGATGCTCCTAAGATTACCGTCTGGCCAACTCCAGACCAAGGCACAGCGCAAAACCCATACTATGAGTTTGTTTACTGGCGTATGCGCCGTATTCAAGATGCAGGTGGTGGTGTGAATACCCAGGATATCCCTTTCCGCTTCTTAAACGCTATGGTTGCTGGTCTTGCTTATTATTTAGCAGTTAAGTTACCAAGTGTTCCAAATGATAGGATTGCAGGTCTTAAAGCCGACTATGAGCAGCAGCTTCAATTAGCCAATGATGAGGATAGAGAAAAGGCACCGATTCGGTTTATTCCACGTCAGCTTTATATGGGTAACGGCTAATGACTACGATGTTCGCCTCTGGCAAGTTTGCTATTGCGGAATGCGATAGGTGTGGTTTTAGATATAAATTAGTTCAGTTGAAAAAGCTGACTATTAAGACCAAAAATGTTAGTATTAAGGTATGTAAAGAATGTTGGGAAATGGACCAGCCACAGCTGCAGTTAGGCATGTACCCGGTCAATGACCCACAAGCAGTAAGAGAACCAAGACGAGATAATAGTTACTACCAATCTGGTGATACTGGATTGCAAATTGACCTAACCCCGGGCGATAATTCGGTACAAGGTTATGGCTACCCAAGTGGTGGTAGTAGGGTTTTCCAGTGGGGGTGGAATCCTGTTGGAATGAAGTATGATTTTAATGAAACCCAAAACGATTTGGCGTCAGTAGTAACAATTGGAACAGTAACGATTAACTAGGAGTAGGATATGGCAAAAGGTAATGGAATTGAGAGCAAGGGTAAAACTAAGGGTAAAAACTTAGGTGACTCTGGCCCAAATGTAGCTACTATGAATGGTGGCAAAAAGTCATTAGGTAAATCAAACGAACAGATGTTGGCTGAAGGACGTAACCGTGCTAAGCTCTCAAATCAGTTTGGTTCTACTGGCTTAAAAGGCAAAGGAATGTAATCATGGCTAAGATGACCCCAGCAACTACAAAAAACAGCCCTGCTGTTAAAGTCGGCAGCAATAAGAATACATTGCCAGCTGAGAAATATGCTACACCTCATGATATGAGTGGGAACCCTGTACCTGGTGGTCTTCCAGCAGCTGCGACTGAAACTGGTACTAACTACATGAACCGTATGAATATTTCTACTGGTACTGTTAGCAAGGGTAACTACAGCAAGACTAAGACTGATGGCGTTGCCCAGCGTGGTAAAGGTGCTGCAGTTAAAGGCTTTACATCACGTGGTCCTTTGGGTTAAGGGTAAACCCTAATGAATTATTACCAGCTTACGCAAGCGATTCAAAACTATCTGGAGTCTACGGAGCCATCGTTTGTTGCTAGCATTCCCACATTTGTACAAAATGCGGAAGAGCGTATATTTAACTCAGTGCAAATCCCTGCTATTCGTAGGAACGTAACTGGTTATTTAACTGCTGGTAATAAATATTTATCGCTACCCCCAGATTACTTAGCCACTTTCTCTTTGGCTGTTATCGACCCAGTTACTAGTGTTCAAACGTTCATGCTCGATAAAGATGTTAACTTTATCCGTCAAGCATACCCAGACCCAACTGTTCAGGCATCCCCACAATACTTTGGTCAATTTGAGCCGTACACCTTGATTGTTGGCCCTACGCCTGACCAGAACTATGAGGTTGAGTTGCATGAGTACTACTACCCAGATTCAATCGTACAAGGCTTAGTTACTGCCACAGGTACGGTAACAGGCGGAAGTGGCTATGTTAACGGCGTTTATCAAAACGTAGCAATGACTGGTGGTTCAGGAAATAATTTAATTTGCACAGTTACAGTTGCAGGTGGTTCAGTTACTACTATAGAGATTATTGATGGTGGCTCATTCTACTTAGTAGGCGACGTTATATCTGCTCCAAACTCATCTTTGGGTGGTACTGGTACTGGGTTTAGCGTTCCAGTCGCAGTCATTAATAACCCTAGTGGTACTAGCTGGCTTGGTGAAAATTACCAGAACGTATTGCTCTATGGTGCTATGCGTGAAGCAGTTGTGTTCCAAAAGGGTGAGCAGGATATGGTTCAGTACTATGAACAAAAGTACCAAGAATCACTTGCATTGTTAATTCAGATGGGTGACGGACATGAGCGCCGTACTGCCTACCGTGATGGCCAAATTAGGGTACCTATTAAATCATGAGTCTAGCGCAAGGTGCATGCACATCCTACAAGGTTGGATTGCTAAATGGGCAGTTCAACTTCGGTACTGGTACAACCCAGACTTTTAAGATTGCCCTATATACTTCATATGCAACGTTAAATGCATCCACTACAGGGTATACCCCAGTAGGCGAAGTAACAGGTGGCGGGTACACAGCGGGTGGCGAAGTTCTTACAATTTCCCAGATTCCCACTTCTAGTGGTACGACTGCTTATTTATCATTTAATAATGCAGTTTGGACAAGTGCCTCTTTCACAGCACGCGGGGCTTTGGTATACTTAGCCGATGGAATTACTAATCCGGCTATTTTTGTGTTAGATTTTGGTTCAGATAAAGTCCCGACAGCAGCAGGGGTGTTCACTGTTACTTTCCCGACAGCAACGGCAACAAGTGCCATTTTACAGATTAATTAGGAGCATTTATGAGTTTAATAAAAGAACATGGCGGTAATGGCGATAACGCAACTATTACATTGCAAGCCAATACAGCTGTTAAAGAAAGCCTAGCTGCTGACGGTCACTACCACGTTGTTTGCCGTGATAAAGACGGTAACGTTAAATGGGAAGACGGCTTCGAAAACCAAGTTATGCAAGTAGGCAAGATTCTTGCTATGAACACATTGCTGTACACAGCATCAGGGTATACCCTAGTTGGTCCTTATCTTGGATTGATTACTTCAGCTACTGGTTACAGCCCAACAGATACAATGGCTTCACACTCTGACTGGACCGAGTTTACTAACTATACCGTTGGTGGTTCTGCAGTTCGTGGCACAGCCGTATTCACTACAGCTACTGGTAACAACGTAACCACTTCTGGTTCAAACATCGTTACTAGCGCTGCTACTGCAATTACCTACACAATTACTGGCTCTGGTGGCGTAGTAACAGGTTGCTTCTTGGTAACAGGCTCTGGCGCATCTTCTACATTAAACTCTACTACAGGTACATTGTGGAGCGCAGGTGGTTTTGCCGTAGCTAAGACAACAACTGCTGGTGATACAGTCACAGTTACATATACAACAACTGCTACAAGTTAAGGGGCTTAAATGGCCTTTGTTATTGCTGACCGCGTACAAGAAACCGGGACAGTATCTACTGGCACAGGTACTGTCAATTTAGCTGGCGCTGTTCTTGGGTATCAATCTTTCGTAAGTGGGATTGGTTCTACTAACACGACCTATTATTGCATCTATGACCCAGCAGCTTATACATGGGAAGTTGGTGTAGGCCAAGTAACTGCGGGTACGCCAAATACTTTAGCTCGTACAACTGTTTACGCAAACAGCGCTGGAACACAGCCATCAAAAATCAGCTTTAGCACTACAGATACCTTAACAGTTTTTGTAACCCAGCCTGCTGAAACAGCAATATACACGGGCGCATCTGCTTCATTAAATAGCCTTAGTACTACTGCATCTACTACCGGTTCAACTAATATGGGTCCGTACAACTACGGAACTTTGAACTATTCAGATACAGGCATCGTTGCGTCTTACCAGACTAGCGTAAATAGTTACTTCCAGATGGTTTTGCAGAATACCAATAATGGTTCTGCAGCCTCTACAGACTATATCGTCAGTTCTAATAATGGTACATCTACTACAAACTATGGTGACTTTGGTATTAACAGTTCATCGTTTAGTTCTGGTACAGGTGCTTTAAACCAGCCAAGCACAGTCTACTTATATTCACAAAGTACTGACCTAGCGATTGGTACAAACTCATCTAATGCGCTTCACTTTGTTGTTAATGGTGCTGTAAACGCTACTGATGCAATGACAATTAATGCTGCTAGTTCTGTGGCATTCAATGGTCAGTATGGTTCAATGGGTCAGCAATTAGTTTCTCAAGGCTCTAGTAACCCTCCTATTTGGGCTAACGCTGGCGGCACTGTTACTGTAACGGACTTTACTGCAACTTCTGGTCAGACTACATTTAGCGTCAGCTATGTTATTGGCACTGTATCGGTTTATCGCAACGGTATTCGCTTAGGCCAAGCAGACTTTACAGCCACTAATGGCACAACTGTTGTTCTTAATACTGGTGCAGCAGCTGGAGATTTAATCGAAGTTCAGTCTTTCACAACACTGAATATTTACACCAACATCACATCGCAAGACTTTAGTGGTACAGGTTCACAAACAGTCTTTACGATGAACTCAGCACCGGGTAGTTCCGCTGCGTTATTGGTTACTATTTCCGGTGTAGTACAAGACCCAGCAAACTACACTGTTTCTGGCACAACGCTAACCTTTAGCACAGCACCTGCAGCGGGTACAAACAATATATCTGTTCGCTACTTAGGTCAACAATCAACTACTAACGTAGCTTCATTCTCAGGCGGTACTACTGGCTTATCACCAACATCTGCAGCAACTGGTGCAGTTACATTAAGTGGTATCTTAAACGTAGCTAATGG